GGTTGGGGAGCTTGTGTCTATCGTCGATCAAGGTCTCGTTGAGCATGGCGTCCAAGAGGATCGCACAGCCTGACATTATGTGCGTCAGGTGAGACAGTCCGCTGTCCGAAGCGCGGTCCTGTCCTGACCGGTAGAGCATCAGGTGCCGTTCCATTGCATCGAGATACACAGTGGTCTTCACTGGGCTTTCCCGCCAGTTAAACGCTGAGTACTTCGAGGCGCCGTCACGGAACGCTTGAGCTAACTCAATCACCGCGATCTCTGGCACAAGCGTCGTGGATACTTTAGGCGCACCTGCAAGGTCCTTTGGGTTGACCTCTTTGGCTGTCACCTGCTCAAGGCCGGGAGGGTCCGGCAGGTCGTCGCAGTCAGGCGTTGCCACGTCGATAGGACAAATCTTGAGTTGCTTGCACGTTGAGGGGGTCCTGCAATCTGTACAGGGTTTATGTAGTTCCATGTCGTTTCCTGTTCGGGCTGCGTAGTCGGGGTCGAGGCAGGTCTCATTAGGCCCTGCCCCGCACCAATCGCACCGCTCCCAATTCTCTGGGCACGGCGGTGTTTCAAACTTAGCCATAGTGTGGAGGCAACCACGGGATTACTTGTTTGGCCTTCGGGTCGTAGTCACACGCACGGAGGATGCGAGCCACGCGTGCCTGCGATAGAGCGAACTCTTGGTCTAAGCCTTTCTTCTCGTAGGCAGGCACGATAACTTCGTCCCATATCCAAGGTATTTCCCGATCTTCAACGGGGGCGTCGATCATCGTGAAGGCGGTCTTCATACCGATGCCGGGGCATCCGGGGTAGCCGTCCGTGGCGTCACCCGCGAGGGCTTGCACTAGGTGCATCCAGTTAGCCTCGGCTTCAGTCACTTCGAAGTGTTCGTCAGTGCGGAAGTTGTAGTGCTGGCCGGGGATCGTCGCGAGGTCCTTATCGACCGTCACGCAGATGGTTTCCCCTGAGCCGGGTTTGGTTTGAAGGATGCCCATGATGTCGTCACCCTCAAGGCCGGGAATATACCGACCCCAAGGTTGCTCTGAGACCCACTTGCGGAGCGGGCCGACTAGCATGGGTTTCCATTGTGGCTTAGCTGAGCGGTTGGACTTGTAGTCCCCATAGTACTCGAAGCGCCAATTCTGGGAGCTTTCGGTTACCGCGCAGATGAACTCGTCAGCGCCTGCCTTTTGACAGATGCTGTGGATTGAGTCCTCTAGGCGGACCTTAGCTTCGTCCCAATGGGCGTGGCGTGTCCATAGGTACTCGCCGTCTTCCTCTTGAGGCCAGGGGATTGTCTTCTCGCACTGGTTCGCGATCTCGTAGATCAGAATGTCAGCGTCGATTAGTGCTCTCATACTGTTGGTCCCACTTCTCGTGCCGCAGCAACGAAGTCCCGGTCTGAGAGTTCGATCTCGGTCCAGATGTCCATTGCTAGGTTTCGGGTGTCAGGGTGGCGGTTGTACGTCACAGGTCCGGCAGTGCGCCAGAACCGATAGAAGTCCATGAGTGTCCCTGAGATGGTGATCTGAGCGGGGGCTTGCATTGAACGCATAGCCATCGCCTGAAGCGGGTTTACCCCTGCCTCGACCATAGCTCCCCAGACCAGCTCGCCCTGCTCAAAGTAAGCAGTACTGGCATCTTCGTGATCTACACTGTCAGCGTGGAACAAAGCAGGGTCAGACCCTTGGCCGTACGCTCGGAAGAACCCTTCGAAGGGTACGGGGTCCTCGGTGTATTTCCACGTGGTCCCGTGCTTCCCGGTGAAGAGAGAAGCGATCTCCATAGCGGCAACCGTAGGGACGGTGATCGTGTACGCCATGTGGAACGTGTCGAAGATCGAGGTGTCTCCAGCCTTGAGGGCCGTGCGGAAGATCGTCTGAGCACGTTGGCTCGACGTTGCAGCCGGGTTGCAGCCGCAAAGCCGGAGCGCCGCGTGCGACGCGTTGGTTTCTCGTCTCATGTCATAAGACCTTTCAAAGCCCACAAGGTGTTTAGACCTGCGGGCGTGATTAGATGTTTGTTTCCGTAAGTGTTCGGGCCGATGCGAGTGGTGATCATGTTCCGCTCGGTGGCCATAGCGACTACCTCTGCATTCTCACGCGCGAGGTCAGAGCGACTTGTGAAGCCGCCCTGCCAAGCTACGTCGAGTACTGTCACGAGGGACGCATAGTGCGGCTCTGGCGTCATGCAGTAGGTGTTACCTCTTCGTCACCAAGCTCGCTTTCTTCGAGTGTCTCAGTGACACGGAAGGTGAACCGGAGTTCCTTTAGGCGCGCGGGGTCGACGAAGTGGATAGACTGCGGGTCAGGCACGGGGGTCTCAATGACTCCGCCTTCCTCGCCTAGATCTTCAATCATGACGCGGTCGCAGTTTAGGAGAACGCCGTTAGCCAGCGCGGCTTCCAGCTCAGCGATGTAGTTGTCGAATGCACGACGGACCTTACGGCCTGCCTGCCGCATTGCTTGTTTGTTTGTAGACATGGTAATTTTCCTAATCTTCAGCACGCTCGGATACCCGAAGGCAGAACGTGTCTATTTCTTGTGAGAGCCATTGGAGGCCTTGGATGTCGGAGCGAAACAGGAGGACGTCATAGAGGATGTTCTCCCACGCGGGTCGTCCTGTGAAATAAAGGATAAGGGACTCAACTCGGCGCACTCTGGTCGATCTTGAACCCCGCGCCTTTAAAGCCCTCGCAGCGTTAAACGCTAGGCGGTACTCCGGGTCCTTCATTAGCTCACGGCGTCTCTTTAAAACCCGCCTGGTGTGAGCCTTGGGATCGGCATAGTACTTTCTTTTACTGGCTTCACGGACGCAGGTTTTGCAGTGAGACTTTACGCCTAGCTTGCCGCCCTTATTCGGCGTGAACTCTTCCTTCAGTTTCCACGTCAAGCAAGAGGAACAAGTTTTACCTACTGCTCCAGTCGATCCGTCTAGTGCGTCTGACACCACGATTCTCCTTGTTGGGCCTCTCCTTCCAGAGGACACGTAAAGCCTAGCTGTCGGCCAGCCTCAGCGATTGCCCATTCGGCAACCTCAGAGACAGTCTCAACTAGGTCTGGGTGTACAGTGATCTGGAATTCATCATGGACGTTTGCCACGAGAGCCCAGTCTTTACCGTGCGGGTGACCTAGTTCGATCATCCGCTCGTACACCAGCGCTGTCGCGAGTTTCATTGCGACTGCCCCGGCGTTCTGGAGGAGAGTGTTGAGAGCGGCGTGTTGATGTCTAACATGGACGCGGCGTCCATCGATGCCACGGACCCAGCCGTTCTTCTTTGCTGCGGCCTTAACCGCGTTGATTAGCCCTTTGAGGCCGGGGGTGCTCTTCAAGAATTGGATCTTGAGTGCGCCCCCTTCTTTGGCTCCACCACCCACGATGTAACCAATCATTTCGTTTCCTGCTCCGTAGAGGAAGGCGTAGATGAAGGCCTTGGCGTTGTCCCTTGATGGGAGCTTAGCCGCCTTTTGGTTCATGGTGTGGATGTCTGTGCCGTCTTCTTTCTTCCCTTCGAGGATGATCTTGGCGTATCTGCCACCATCCTTCATGAAGTGCGCTAGGCAACGGAGCTCAAGACCCGAAGCATCACAACCCACGAGGACATGCCCATCGTCAGGCACAAACAAAGCTCGGCATTCCGCGCCGTAGGGAACAACACCCTTAGCGTTTTGGATAGATGGAACCTGGGCCACGTTGGGGTGACTATGGGTACATCGACCAGTGATCGCACCCAGCGTATTAACTCGGCCATAAATGCGACCTCCTTTTACTTGTTTGAGCCATGCCTGCTTACCGTCCGCGAGTTGGCCGAGGCGTTTGTCGAGCATGAAGTACTCGGACAGTGCCTTGGCGGGCTCATAGGGCAGGCCATTGAGAACCTCGTCGTCAATCTTGGCTTGCCCAGAGGGAGTGAACTCCGTGGGTTTCCAGCCGTACAGTTTGCGGAGGCGGTCCTCGATGTGGAAGCGGGATGACGGGTTGAAGACCCTAAGCTCTGCCTTTCGGAAAGGGCATTCAGGGTCTAGCGTTTCCCAGTAGCCGCGCTGTTCAACTTTCACTTTCACCTTGCGAGTAACGACTTTGCCGTTCTTCTGGGTGTGCTGATAGGTATCGCCAGTGTCTTTTGATACAGTGCGCATTGCTCCGCCGTAAGCGCTCTCAACGAAACGCTTCTGTGGCTTTGCGGGTCTAAAGGTTCCGAGGCCAACCCACCACGGCTCAAAGAGGCCGAACAGGCTATCTTCAAGTTTGGCGCGTTGGATGCGGAGATTAGCTTCTAGTTTCTCCGCAGCCTGTACGTCGAACCTGAAACCGTGAGTTTCTTGAGCGTGGATTGCTTGCTGGAAGCGGTGCTCAATGTCTAGGGCCGTGGACCATTCGTTCTCGATGTCGAACTTCTTGGCCATCATGTTGTAGAACTTAGCAGTTACTCGAACGTCCTGCTCGCAGTAAACCTGCATGTCCTTGTTCCAAGTGGCCCAGGGATCGAGGCCACGTTCCTTCATGATCTCCGAGTAGTCGCCCTTCATTTCGCCAAGGCGGTAGCCCCAGGCTTCGAGAGCGTGAGACCCAATGCGTTTACCGGGCAAAGATGGTTCCATCCCACGCTTGAGTTGGTTCTCTCGGACGCGGAAGTCAGTGTCTTTGATGTTCGGGAAGAACAGTCGAGACATGATCAGGGTGTCGGTTACTTTCCCTTTGAAGGTCCACTTTGGGTAGAGCTTCTGGATAACCGGGATGTCGTACTTGATGCCGTTATGGGCGATGATCTCGTCAGCGTGCTGAAGCATGCGCAGTCCAGACCCTATGGGCATGTAACCGGGACGGTCAGAGCACGATGTGATCTCACCTGTATCAGCGTCCATGAGGACTAATGAGTGGATCACGTTGACGACATCTAGGAACCCGTTGGTTTCGAGGTCAAAGATGTATCTAGGCACATCTACTCTCCCCCATCTGGAAGGGCGGAGAGGGCGGCTATCACCTCGTTGTGGCTTTGCTTTATTTGAGCAAACAGCACACCATCTTCTTCTTCCGGACCTTCCCCGGTGGCCTCCGCCAGCCCGTCAATCATGCTGATAAGAATGCCAATGTCGTTGTGTTGACGTTCAACCAGCTTCGACACGCTGCCGGTGGGCTGGGGGAGCGCGGCGAGGATGGCATCCGTCATCTCATAAGTTGCCTTCTCCCGATCTTGCCAAGTTGGAGTAGAGGGCATACTGGAAAAGCTGCGCATAATGATTTGGACTACTCGCTCCCGCACGTCACTGGCAGGCTGGACGGGGGTGAGGGAGTCCCCGCGAGTGCGGTCAGGGCTATTCAAAACCGTAGCCTGTAGCATTGTCTCCGTGGACATGGTTAGTCTCCTTAGGTTTAGGGGGAGCGTCGCACTCCACTTGGAGGGACGTCTCAGGGTTGTATCGGAGCCAGAAAGTCTGGCCTGTGGACTGCCCGGTGAGGCGGTCCTTGATTATGCGGAAGGTTGAGGTTGAGCGTACGAGAGGGTCTTCCGCCTGCGTGTCCCGCTCCAATCCGTACATCAGGTCGGCGTACCGCATGATCGCACGTGAGCCCGTGAACTGGACTGCCTCTACTCTGCCACCCTCCTCGTGGGGTTTACCTGACGACGGTGTGGTTAGGTGAGACAGGAAGTGTACGGTCACGCCCAACTGAGAGGCGAGTTCCTTGGCTTCCTTCAAGAGTTTGTCGAGGAACCTGCGTTCATCGTCAGCAGCAGCAGATAGCAGCGTGAGGTTGTCTAGGTAGACGTTCTGCACGCCATAGACCTTAGCCACCCAGCGGACCCATGATTGGATCTCATTCCAGTCTGAGGGGAGCTTACGGTGATCGAAGATGTGTACCTGATTGGCGTACGGCATGAGGACCTCTCGGAGTTCCATCTCGTCGTACTCGAAGTCAGGCTTGAAGTAGGGTTTCCCTGCGAGCTTCGCCGCGATGCGCTTAGGGGTCTCAGCGGGTGACTGCTCGCCGTGCCAGATGGCAACTGAGCGGCCTTCCTTGATGTCGTGCGCTTCCATCTCCGTGAAGATGTCAGTCTTACCGATACCTACCCCAGCCCCTCCGACCCAGACTTGACCCGGCTTCGGGCCGTAGGACATCTCATAGAGACGCTCTAGGCACTCAGGAAGCGAGAGACCCCATTCAACGGGCTTCACTGCCTCGTCGAGCAGGTCGCTCAGGGATGTCATGTTGTCAGGCCGGAAGGGCTGCGCGTTGAAGATGGCAGACTGAATGACGTGGGACTTCTTCTGTACGAGAAGATCATTCGGGTCATAGCCATCGGGAAGCTCCGCGATGAACGCTTTGCCGGGGGTCAGTAACGCCGCACACTCGCGCGCTGCTTTACGACCGGGCTCGTCCCCATCAAAGAGGAAGATAACCTCATCGAAGGTCTCAAGCCAGTCAGAGGCACGCTGGATGTACTTCTCACTGTTCGTGCCGGGGGCTCCCACTACGGGCCACTTATGGTCTTGGACCTGTGATACCGTCATAGCGTCGATCTCGCCTTCCGTGACGACGACCTTGCGTCCCCCAGCGCCCCAAGCGGACTGACCGAACAACTGGAAGATGCGGGCGGTTTCACCTACCCAAGGCATCTCTTTGTTACCGTCCGCGTCCTTCGGGAGCCGGATGTGTTGAGCCACGATCTCGCCCTTACGGTTCTGGTACGGAGCGATGTGGCAGGGTTGCCCTTTGTATTCCCCTAGTTGGTATCGGAACTTGCGGAGCGTGTCCGCGCGAAGGCCGCGAGAGGCGAGGTCGCCATAGGTGCCATTAATCATGCCAGCGGCCTTTCGTTTTTGTTGGGTTGTAGAATGTGAAGAACCCGCCCCGGTGGTTTCCGAAGCGGGCTCGTAGTGGTTGCAACCGAAGCAGTAAGCGTGACCGTCTGAGTACCTTGCTAGGTTGTCTCGCGATCCGCACTCCGGGCAGGGCTCTTTGCCCTCGAAGTGGCTGTCTGTCATAGGTCTCCTAAGATACGTCGTAGGCCATCACTATACGTTTCCAGCTCGGCGATCTCGTGATCAATAGCCACGATGTCCTCGTTGAGTTTCGCGATGACACGCTCGTGGTTCTCTGCGAGCGCGTTGCGGCGCTGGATGTAGCGGTCGTACTGCGCAAGTATCTTTCGGGTACGGCGCTCCAAAGCAGGACCGGCGGGAGGGTTGATAGCGTCCATCAAAGAACGGAAAGGAACCAGCAGCTTTTCTGCTAGGGTCTCGATGACGGCCAGCAGGCGAGGCTGGGCTACATTCCAAAAGTTAGTCATTAGGTACTTCCTATATTTCTGTTATGAGGCGCGGTCATATAGGTCCGCTAACTCTATCTCGCCAGTGCCGCTGAATAACCCATCCGCAGTGGTCCATTCAAAGCCTTCGTACTCGGCTTCTAGCTTGTGCTGTAGGGCTACTAGGCGTTCGGCTGTGGTTGGCGGGCGGTCACCCTTAGACGAATTGGCGGATGCTTCCATCAAGCGGAGATTGCTAGGCTGGTGAAGGAAGGTTTGGCCTTCGACGGCACTTGAGATTGGAACGAGATGGTCACGGTGATACTGCTTACCAGTAAGGGACTCAGCGACACGTGCGACATGCGCGAGGAGAGACCACGCTGACTTCGTGCCATCCACTAAGTGCTCTGGCGTCTGTTGACGCTTGGAGTACTCGCGGTTGGTGTTGCGGTCGTTTTTGCAGGCTTTGCAGTACGTGTGGAGGCCGTCTTTGCTTAGGATGCTCACACCGAACGCGGAAGCCGGGAGCGTTTGCTGACATGACGGACAAAACTTCTCAGTTACTGTCTCGGTCAACCCCGCGGTATTCTTAGCTTTGATTGCCGCCCTACGCTTGCGTACACGCTCGTTGTTTGCGGCGTGGCTGAGTGCTTGCAGGAGCGGCTTAGCGTTACCTTTTGACCATATAACGCGCATCTGATCGAACGTAGCCGGAAACCACTCACCCAGTTGGCTGCAAAAGAACACCAGCTCCGGTTTCTCAATCAGTATCTCCTTTGCAGAGGCTGTGTTGCGCAGCTCTGGATCGTCGAATGCAGGGTGTCCTTGCTGGCGGGCTTGCTCAATCAACTCAGGCATCACAAGAGCATAGTCGTCAGAACGATACGGCTTCGTGAACTTAGCGCGCTTCTTGGCCTTAGACCGGGTGGGGACTGGTCGGCCCAGCTTGGCGTACTTGGCCTCAATCTTAGCGCGGCTGGCTTCAGCTGCGCAGCTCTTGCACTTGTTGTTAAGCCCATCAGCTGTAGCAACGTCAGCACCAAAGGCGTCTAAAGGCTTGACCCCGCCGCACTT